TAGACCCAGACAATCCAGTAAGGATAGCGTCTAGTGGTTTGCCTAAGGCTCTACCAAACCGGTGGAGAATAGAGATTCGTAATGGGAACGAGGCGTATATACGCGTTGTCCTCTCGCTGTTGTTCTTTTACAAAGGAACGACAGGGGATTCAGGTCCTTTGGACCTTAGTCCTATTACGGATCCCCCTTCAAAACCGGACGTAGATGTCCCTGCTCTGCTAATTGGTGCAGTACCATGGCTGGAAAAGGTTGTTAAACCTATAATAAAGGAGAGCCGCGTCGGTCGCGCACACGATCACGATCTGATTGATCTTCAACCCGATTCTCAGAGTCTGTGGGATAAGGAGTTTACTCCTTCTCCCCCTACTCTCTCTTCGGGACCGAATGGGTCCTATGGAGGTCTGGCAATCTTAGCAGATTGCCGGGCATGGAGCGAAGCACCGAAACACTTGTATAATACAATGTTTCACTACTTCACTTCATTCCTCCATTCGAGAGTCGAGAAAGAGGTTAAGACCTTAATGGAGACTTTTACTGATTGTAAAAAGGCTCTATCAGAATTCCCTACTTCCTTTTTAGGAAAGCTCTCGATAAAACAAGAGCCTGCAGGGAAAGTGAGAGTGTTCGCTATCGTTGATCAGTTTACTCAGTGGACTCTCGCACCCTTACACAAATTATTGTTTAAGGTGTTAAGATCCTTGCCCTATGATTCAACTTTTGATCATAGTGCAGGTGTCAAGAGAATCCAGGAGTTACCTGGTCAATATAGGCTATCGCTGGATTTAAAATCCGCGACGGACCGGATACCTATCTCAATCTACAAGTTTGTGTTTGGTGAATTAATTCACCCTACATTCGCCGACAAATGGGCGACACTTTTAGTGGACAGGGAGTACCATTACGTACCACCGGACCGTAACCCTAAACGACGGCATAAAAAGAAACATAAAAAAGAATTGACCTTGAACCCCTCGACGTCAGATGACAGCCATGTTATAGTAAAATATGGTACCGGTCAACCTATGGGAGCTCTATCGAGTTGGGCCGCTTTGGCTTTAGTCCATCACTGCCTTGTCCAGGCAGCGGCTCACAGGTGTAAGATCGGCTACTTTGGGGATTATTGTGTACTAGGAGACGATATCGTTATCGCTAACGAGCTCGTCGGTAAATCCTATGTAACTTTACTGGAGGAATTGGGTATACCCTTTTCCCCGGCAAAATCCTTTGAATCCCATACTGGGTTCTTCGAATTTGCGTCCCAAATAGCTAATTCTACCTCTAACTTCTCTCCGGTTTCATTATCTGAGGTGATCAGTGCTAAGTCAGTCCCACAAAGGATTGAATTATCACTACGAACACTGACGAGATGGTTTCCGGATAAAAGAGACGCGCTCACCCCTCTTAAACTTTGTCTTTCTGAGACTCAGTATAAGAATTTGAGCTTGAGAGAGTTCCCTGACCGGATGATTTACGATCCGCATTCACGGGTTTTACTAACTCATCTCTTGGCTCCCGATTCTGCTTTTAATCAACTATGTCTTTCAGACTATGAAGAAGATAAGCACGATTGGTTG